GCCGTTCTGCTGGCCCGGTCCGGTCGGAGACTGTGCCAAGTTCTTGGCCGTCTGCGACTGCTGGTTCATAACAGCCATCTGTTCCTTGGCTGCCATCGCCCTGTTGCGGGCACCGCGCACCATAGCCACATCCTTGTCGGCGATGATGAGCGAGGGATCGACACCGAGCATATCGGCGTAGATGTCGGCCCACTGGTCGCTGTCGAACTTGTCAAGGATGTCAGGCTTCATCTGCGCGATCGCGCCGAGGTTGCCGACGAAACGATCCACGGCGTTCGTGCCGATGGCACGCTGCGCCTGGGCCAGCATGGACACGAACTCGACGTTCAGGTCCATTCCCTGCAACTCCGCCGGCGGCGGCGGAACCGCGCCAGACTGGATCATCCGCGTGAAGGTGATTTCCACCAGCGGGTCCAGCAGTTCGTTGTGCAGGCGCTCGAGGACAGGCCCGAGCATCAGAAGCTTCTCCTCGTGTCGCTCCGCCACCTCGGTTGCTGTCATGCGGGTGTAGGGTGCGCTTGCGAGCATGAGGAAAAGGTCGGCGTAGAACGATCCGCGCACGCGCTCGCGAACGTCCTGAATGTCCTGAAGAAGATAGTTCAGGTTGAGATTCACCTCGAACGCGGTCTTGATGCCCATGCTGGCACCATCCACGAACGAGATTCCACCAGGCAGCGTTTCCACGTCCCGGTTCTTCATGCTCGTCGGCACCTGAAGCGGCGGCTTGGTCTGGTAGTCAATGGCCTGCGCCTTTCGGAGCTGCTCGTGCTGGAGCTGCTTGACATCGCCAAGCGCCTCCATGCCTGGGCTGTTGCCGTAGATGTCGCCGCCTGCGGTGGCCCAGCGCGGCACGAGCGCAGGGAAATACGTGAACCCGCTCTCGCGCAGGAACACGCCGTCCTCGCCACCGACCTCGAAGTACCACGACCCGAACGGCATGTTCTTGCTGTCGCGCTTGGTCATGTCTCGGTCCATGCGCGGCTCAATCGCGTGAATGACTGGCACCCACTGGTCAAGCGTGCCGGTGTCGTACATGTTCCGCACACTGATCGAGCAGTTGTCGTATCCGAACTCCTTGACCATCTGGCTGACAGTCATCTCAAACTCGCGGTAGAGCGTGCAGACTCGGCCCTGCGCGTCCGTCGAAATGCAGTATTCGCCGCAGGTCAGAGGGTAGTGGTGGATGACGTTGTTGAAGTCTGGCAGCACGATACTGGCAGCGGTGCCAAACGCGCCAAGCTCCTCGTACATCATGTGCAGGCTGCGGTAGGTGTTCGACTTCTGGAACACCAACTGCATGCGCTTGGTCACGTCATCCAGCCACATCTTGACGGGCTGGTACGAGTTCAATTCTGGATCAGGCGTTGCGAGCCGGAACCACTGCCGCGCCGGCGAGGTAGCGCCAGCCATCATGCCGGCACCGAGCGTCCGAAGCGCACGGGTTCCGGTGTTGTCGTAGATGTTGTTGTGCCGACGCCATCCACGATCACGGTCCTGGCGGAAGTACCGCCCGTTTCGCGGCAATAGGTACGAGGTGATTTCCTGCCAATGCGCGAACCACGATGCCCGCTCGCTCTTGAGCTGGCCCCAGCGTGTGAACAGCCGGTCGCGCTGCGGCGCGTTCTTGTACGACTTGCTATCGCTAGGGTATTCGCTCAATGTCAACCCCCGAGGAGCGTGTTGCGTCCAAGCATCAACTGCGATGGATCAATGCCGGCTGGGCCAGTAAGCATGGTGGCAGATGGCCCACCAGCGCCGCTTTCCTGTGCCGCAGCCATGATGCTGGCAACGTCAGGAGACTGCTGCTGGCTGCGGCGAATGGCGGCCTGCGATTCCGTGGCCTGCTGCCGAGCCTGCTGCGCCGCCTGTGCCTGCGCTGCCTTCTGCTGATTCATTGCCTCGCGCTGCGCCTTCTTGCCCTGCTCGCCGGCATAGACGGAGTATCCGACACCTGCGGCGACGGCTGCGGTGGCAACGATTGCTGTGACAACTGCGCTCATTGTGCATCCTCCAATGATGCTGATAGTTCTCGAGCCGTAGCGTAATCGACTGTGATTTCGCAATCCTGCCCGATTGATTCCAAAGCGACCAACACGATTTCCGCATCGCCGTCGCTAGCAACAAACCGTGCGTTTGGTGCATGCGAATGGTTTGTCCAACGTCCGGCAACACATCGCTTTCCAGACATTCGACCAGGCCCGATGATCTCTCCTGCGGCAATGTCCCTATTTGCGAAAATGCCGGTCCCGTGGATCTTGGATGCGGCACGGTAACAGTTGGATTCGCAACTAGGCGTTTCGATGCAATCTCCATCGTATTGCACGATTCGATCAATCTGATCTTGGGTCAGGCCAGAACCGGCAACGAATGCCTCATATGAAAGGCGTGCCATGCTGTGTTCCTCGTATGCAATCTCCGGCCGGCGTGTCTGCAACGACTGCGCCTCGCACGTCAGCTGTTCTTCCGCATCTGCCACGCTGTTGGCCGATGTTGGAATCAGCGTAGTCCAGCACGTATCAGCATGCGTGATACCAGCACGCTTTGCACCAGCCTTGGCCTGCAGAACATGAAATCCTGTCAGGCGTCGTGCGCCATCATCGGTAGTGACCGTGATATCTCCACTGACGATGCACAGATTGTCGCAGGATGTAAGGGCACCAGTCAGCATTGTGTTTGCGGGTATCCGAATCGTCCTGGCGTACATTCCACCATGCAACACGTGTTCCGTCGCGATATGAACCTGTGGCAAAGCCAAAGCGGCGTTTTCAAATTGCCGCACAAGTTCATTCTGACTTGGTGGGACGGTATTGATTTCGCCATTCATTACGGGCACCTACATTGACTCATACGGGTCGTAGTCCTTCGGGCTGGTGTCGATCCGCTCGCGCACCTCTCGAGGCAGTTGCTTTGCGACCGGGTACGCAAACGTCAACGCAAGCGCATCGGCGATGTCCGGGCTGCCGCCACCCTGTAGGCGCTTCTTGATTTCGTCCTTGGACTCGAGGCATCGCTTGCCTACGGCATCGAACCAGTACGTCGGCGTTGACAGTTCGGCCTTCAGCGCCGTGTCATTTGGGATGCTGCCGCCGTTGCCTAGCCACTCCTTGACCTGCCACCACATCTCTGCGCGTCGGTTCACAAACAGGTTTGGCTGGTTCGCCTTGCCACCGAACGGCACCTCGACAATGTAGTAGTCCAACTGGCGCAGGCGATCGATGACGCCGGCACCGCCGCCAACGTCAATGAACACGGCGTCCGGGTCGCGCTCATCAATGACTTGTGCGACCAGGCCGGCTAGTTGCATGTTGTCAACGCCGTGGTGGATCATCGGCTTCTCCATCCGTAGCCCTTGGCGCAACACAATCACGCTGCGGTCATCGCCGAAACGGGCAGGGTCCACGCCGATCACCAGCGGTGAATCCAGCACGTCACCGTCGCGATAGACGATTCGAGCCGCCGCCTCGACATCTGACATACTGATGAGCTGATCGCTGCCTGCCGCGCTGAAGTCACACAAGTACTCTCGAGCGAACGCTGTTTCGGGCATGTCGCGCTCAAGGCGCGCCACCTCGTCATGGTCCAGCGCATCCGTGTCGTGAACTGTGTATCGCGTTGCGTACCAGTCAGGAAGGCTGCTTGCGCGGTAGAACAGCTCGCTAAACAAGTTGATCCCGGCCGGCGTGCCAATGAACAGCGCCCATCCCTTACGGTCTGAAAGTGCCGGCTGGATGATGTCGTTCCAGACTTCGGGCCTGATGTTCGCCACTTCGTCAATGACCACGCCATCCAAGCGAACGCCACGCAGCGCGTCTGGGTTGTCGCCGCCAAACAGGCGGATGGTAGCCTTGTTGTGCTTGAATGTCACGGCCAGGTCTGCCTCGTTCACGTCGATAGCGCCTGCCCGCAGGAACGGATCCAACTTCTGCTTCAACCTGGCCCATGCGATTGCCTTGGCCTGCTTCAGAAACGGAGCCAGATACACATAGAAACCGAGGTCTGCCCTGCACTTGACGGCGTGATCCAGCAATTCCATGAGCGCAAGCTCGGTCTTGCCTGCACGACGGTGCAATGCCAGCACCTTGAATCTGGCCTTGGTCCTGTGGCAATCCTTCTGCCACGGTCGCGGCGCGTATGGGAACTCCACGTTCAGCCTAGTCGCGTGGGACATTGGTCACGACATTCAGGATGATGCCGCCGCCGTGATCCAACTGCGCTCGATCGCCGTACTTCTTCGGATTCCACTTGGCGAGCAGCTTCAAGCGTGTCTCAATTTGCAGCCGCCTCCATTGGACCTGCACTTGATCCATTGGCTCGAGGTCAGCCAGTCGCTGGCATTCGTCTGCGATCACGTCGTAGCCGTCCTCGCGTGCGCGTGCGATGCGTGCGGCAAATTCCGAGTCTTTGTCCATCCATTCGTACACCGTGCGCCAAGGCGTGTTCCCCGGTTGCCGGCACCATTCCCGCAGCGGCTTGCCATCCGAAAGCCATCGTATGATGCTATCGGCCTTGTCCTCTGGAACTGGCTCTGGCGGCCTTCCCCTACCCCTTCGCGCCAATTCGCTTCCAGGCGTGTGGGGTTTGTCCTCTGCGCTCGTACCGGCAGATTTTGACGACTGTATCTCGCCGGAGGTTGAACATACGGGCAAGGCGTCGGTAGCCGATTCCTTCCTCCTCGTGGAGGTATCGGATTCGCTGGACGGTTTCTTCCGGGATCGTGGCATTGTGGTGGGTAGCGCCAATGCGGAAGCCGCGCTCGTTGAGAGCGATTACTTTCGCTTCTTTGCGCGTGCGGGCAGGCTCTTGAAGCTCTTGGTTTTCTTGGCCCAGCGTGCCGCGATCTTTGGGTGCTTCGCGTACATGAACTTCTGCTGTGCCTTGGACTTGAATGGCATTACTTCCATCCCTTTCGGAGTTGTGCATAGGCAGCCTTGCTAACGGTTGACTTGGACTTTGGGCGGCTGGTGCCGGCCTTGCGCCTGCGGTTGATGTTCCCGACCAGACTGTTCTTCGACTTCTTCGCCATCATTGCTCCCAATAAACGGTTTCGTTGCGCTTGTAGAACTTCAAGTTCTGCTTGGTATCTGCACGGGTGAAGTGCTTGTCTGACATGAGCAGGTAGTTGTTCGGCAGTAGTGCAAACTGGCCCGACTCCAAGTTCACCAGATTCAGAGGTTTGTGTTCCTGCGGATACCTGCTGAACCCGTCAGACCAGTCGATGATGATGCCCGTATGCCTACCCTTTGCCTGCTCGTGTAGTGTAACTACGGGCATCCCTTCCAGATAGTGGGCATGGAAAGTTTCGATGTGGTCGCCCATAGCGCCCCACGGTTCGATTGTGTGTGCCGGTTCTGCGACGTGTTCCGCTGTCGTGATGAGGTGCATGGGCACCCCGCACCAATGCGCTCCGCTCTCGAGCAGGCAGTGTGCCATGAGCCTTTGTCCTGGCCGGCAGTAGACGGCGTGCCAGATGGCCCGCGTGTGGCCTTTGGGCATAGACGGCCCAAGGGCCTCGTTCGCGACGTTGACGTAGAGGTGAAACGGGAGGTTTGCGTGCCTGCCCATTATCCTCGGCTCGTCTTGCCGCTGCACTTCCACTTCGCTCGCGACAGTCGCAGTGGGCTGTTTGGATTACGGGCGGCCTTTGGGCTGCGCTGCATCTGGCCCCAGCTCCGGGCGCAGTATGCGTTACCCTTGGCAGTTCCGGGCTTGATCCTGTCGCCACCGCCCTTGGCCTTGCCGGCCTGTCCGTAACTGACCTTGTTGGTTCGTCCGGTCTTTGCGTTTCGAACGATCTTTACGAATCGCTTGCCCTTTGCTGGCGTCGGCATGTGTCCTCCTTGGACGGTTTGATTCTGCGAAACTGTAGCAGGAACATGGCCCTTCCGATGGCATCGCCTGCCGCCTGGACAGTGGCCTCGTCCAGACTCGGTACGGCAGCGTGCAAGACCTCGTGCGCGATGACGCTGGCAAGGCGCTGCTGGGGCAGGTTTCTGCGTACCCGAATCGTTGGATGCGGGCCGGGCGGATGGTCGCAGTCGCCAAGCCAATCCTTTGGCAGTTCTTTCGCCCGGACCAATTTGATCCGCCAGCGACGGCCATTGACCGTCAGCCGAGCCTCATGTCGCACGAGTCACCTCGGCGGCGAGTCGGTAGTCCTTTTGCGTACCAGCGATGTGCAGGCGCATCCAAACAGCGCCCTTGGTCTTTGGCGGGATTCCCTTTTCAATCGCCCATCCACCGAACCCGTCACCGTGTTCGTCTTTGTAGGTCCCGACGCGACAGTGAATCTGTTCGTCTAGCACGACTTCTGCTCTGCCAAGAAACTGGCGCACACGCTCACGCGCAAGAGGCACGACCCAATGGTGATGCGAGTGACCAGTCACCACGATGTCCGCATCTGGGTACAGGCTTGCGTGCCGTCGCGTGTCAAGGACGCCGTGCGTCATCATTGCACCGCCGCCGGCTCCGTGGAAGTATCGCAGTTTGAAAGAGAAGGTTCCGCCGTGCTTGGAAACGAGCCGGAACAGTACCCAGCCGCCATAGCCGCCGGAGTACACCGGGGCTGGACCAGCCGCGCTCAAACCAGCGCAAGTGCGTTCGGTCAGGTCAACCTCGTGCCGCTTGGTCACACTTGTTTCGTGGTTGCCCCTGCCGATGACCACGAACCGATCCTGCCACGGGCTGAAGAACTTCACGGCCTCGCGCACGACAGCATCAAGGTAGTCGCCGCATTGGTACTCGGACCGCATCGCAGAACGGTCTGCTCTTGGATCCCATTTCCCCTGGCAAACACAGTGGAAATCCCCACACGAAATCACGCCTCCCTTGCGCTTCACGACTTCCTTCATGTGCCGCGCTTCCATCTCCTGATCCGTGTGCGCGTTGTCGTGGTGTCGGTCGGAGTCGATCAAGGCCCACCATTCAAACTGGTGTGGCGTTTCGCACAGCATC